ACTCACTCTAGCAAGGAGAGGATGCTTAACTACCTTAAAGACTACTTTGAACGCGGGATGCTCAATATCTACTCGGAAGAGTGCATCGACGAGATGAAGGGCATTGTGCGGGACGGTGGCACGATTGCTGCCGCCGGCAGGTCAAAGGACGATAGGGTGATTGCCGCGGCACTGGCTGCGGCGGCGTATGCAGAGCAGGTGCAGCCCAGGTTGATCCAGATGCGCCTCACTAGAAATAAAAAAGAGGTGCAGGACACGGAATCTAACCATCCTGGGCAGGTTCAAGTACAGAAACAGGTCGGAAACTATCTCAAAGCACTGGGGTTTGAATGATAGATGTCCTCACCATTGAAGAAATACGCACCCGTATGGACGTTATGAGGGCGCAGAGACGGCGTGGTTTTTCTATACAGATGTTCGCCAAGTTCGCTGGCGTGGACTATCGCAACCTCAAAAAGATGTTTTTCGAGAAAAACGAGGTTCCGATCACCAATTTAAGCCAGAGAAAACTCTCCCGCGCCCTACTAGCCCTCGAAAAAGGGGAGGCAGGGATGCGAATAGACATAGCCGGTAGGAAGAAACTGGACTACCACCCGCCTAAAGACTTTGGCCTGACGCTTAGACGCGGCTACCAGATCAACTTTGCCAATGGCACGGTTGGATTGACGGTCAAACCCGTCAATAAATACGACTTCAATAAACAAAATCTATTGAAAAAGGGGCGATGATGAGTGTTCTCAATGACTATAAATGTCCAGTTCACGGCTATTTTGAGGCCTATGAAGCGGTCTGTCCGGCAGGTTGTACCGATGTAAGTCTTGTCTTTTTGAAGCCAATTGGTGTAAAAAGCGATAGTACGAAGCATAATGACCGTACCCTTAACCAATTGGCACTGGATTTCAAGATGGGTGACATCAAATCGACAAGGGAAGGTGAGGCACAGCCACCGCGCTACGCAACACCCAACAATCCTTTTGCGCCGCGTTGGGGTTCGCCCGGTGACATCGGTGGATACAACCTCAATTCCATCAACGGTGAGGCAGTATCAGGGATGCAAGCCGTCAAGCAGTCGGGTGCAAACCTTTCTGGCCCCAAGATTGGCTCCTACATTGCCGATCACGAAAACTTGAAGATCCAAAAATGAGAATCCCTAAAGAGCCACTACAGCGGCAAGAGTTCTACATAGACATCATGCAGAAATGCCTGGTCTCCCAGGCAGAACGATCTGCTATGTACTCTACGCTGCGCTCCTATTACCTCTTTGGCTCAGGCGTAGATGCGGCTCCCGCCCACTACAACAAGATCTACCCGCATATCGACCAACTGAGTAGCTTTATGTACTCAGCCGATACCACCAGATTCTCTATAAACATCGGCGCATCACAGCCAAAGTCATTCCATAAGATGATTCCGGCTTTGACTAAGGGTTTGCACGACTATTGGCTGAACTCAAATGCCGATCAGGTCTTCGCCCAAGCGCTTAACTGGTCACTTTGCTACAACTCAACCTTTGTAAAGCTGGTCTGGCGCAATGGAATCCACCCCTACATGGTCGAACCACAGGTTTTTGGGGTGCTGCGGGAGGATACGCCCTACACAGACAGGCAAGAAGCGGTTCTGCAAGAGTATTACATGACCAGAAGTGAGCTTTATAGCCGTCTTTACGCCCATCCGAGGCGTGAAGAGATCATAGAGGCCATGTCTTTTGCCGAACAAGAGGTCAAACACTACCCAGAAGGGGTAGAAAGGCTCGTTACCAGCGCCATTGACCCCACAATCTACGGCAATGTGCAGATGAACCTGGCTGGATCACAGAATTACGTCCCCAGAATCGGTGAACCGACCGTAAAAATGTACGAATTGTGGATTTTTGACGATGAAATCAACGATTATTGCTGCGTAACCATCGCAGAACCCCGTGTAGTCATCTATGACCGCCCCTCTAAGAGCCTTTTCTTGGAGGGTGAGCAACCCTTCGTACAGGTCTGCCCAAGCCCTCAATATGACTATTATTGGGGTCAATCTGAGACCCAAAGGCTCGTTTTCCTGCAAGAAATGCGGAATAAACGGGTTTCTCAGGTCTTAGAACTGCTGGATAAGCAAGTTTCCCCGCCAAAAGCCATTATGGGCTTTACAGGCATCTTGGATGAGAAGAACTTTGCGCTTAATCGCGCCGGTTCTTTCATTTCTACCGATATGCCTAACGCCAAAGTCGAGGAATTTGCGCCAAATATCCCGAATGACATCTTCCGTGAGATTGCCGAGATCGACGCAATGTTCGCAGAAGCCTCGGGCATCACTTCTGTACTGTCTGGACGCGGTGAAACCGGCGTTCGTTCTCAAGGCCACGCCAGTCAGCTTGCCCGACTTGGTTCCTCCCGCGCCAAGCGCAGGGCGCTAATCGTCGAGGACAGCCTGGAGAAGATCGCTACCCTTTACCTCAAGATGATGCAGGTCTACGATGATACGGTTTATACAGATACTGATGGCAACAAGTTTATTGCTAGTCAATTCACAGACGATTTTGTGGTCAAGGTCGATGCCCACTCTAACTCGCCAATCTTCATGGAAGATCTGAGGGAGTTGACTTTCAACCTCTACAACGCCGGCGCTATCAGCAAGTCCCGCCTCGTCGAACTTCTCGAACCGCCCATGAAAGACATCCTCTTGGATGACATTCTGAAGGCAGAGCAGCAAGCAGCAGCGGCACCGCCCGCCCCCGAAGGCGCACCTTCAGCACCGCCGGGAGCAGAGGCACCCACTAACGCACAACCACCATTGAGGGCCGTGCAATGAATCAAAACTCAGGCGCAATGAATACGCAGTCCATGCTTAAAACTGGCGATCAACCACGCGCTACTAGCCGTGACATCGCCTCTGAAAACAAACCTGCATCTATGGCGTACATCCGTAGTCAGCCAAGAGGTGCTACTCTACGCACTAATCAATCCCGAGGGATGAAGCGAGGATAATATGTACGAGAAGACTAAATACCCTGCAAAACGCACTGAGCCGCGCAAAACTAAGCGTAGCTAACGAGGGGCTAAGTGATTTTGCCCCTTTTTTGTGGTTGACACGATAGATATTTGTTATCTACCGTTAGCGCAAGATAGGAGTCGAGTATGGCAATTGGTTCAAAAGACATGATGGACATGATTAAAGCGGGTCAGGGCATGGGCTCTGAAACGCCTACGCCGCCTCCTTCAGAGCAAGGAGAGACTACGGCTCCTATGGCTAGTCCCATGACCACTCCCGAACCCCAGAAGGGCGATCAGGAGCAAGCCAAACTCAACATAATGATGGCACTCGATATGCTCCAGCAGGCTCTAGGAGTCTTTGGCATGGACTCGCCAGAAGGCAAGACTCTGGAGCAGGTGGTAATGGACATTACCAAGCAGTTCGGTGAGCGTGAGGCTAAGACCCGCGAACTGATGCCTGCTGAGATTATGAATTTGATCCAAACTCTCCCCCAGGCTGGTGGCGCTACGCCTGGTCAGAGAGCAATTGCTCAAGCGCCTGTTGCGGGTACAACCGCCCCCCCACTACCAATTTAGGAGTCCATGATGGAGCTTTTTAAACCCAAAGGTGCGCTGCAACCCCGCCGTCCGACGGATAACTCGCAGCAAAATGGTCAGATCGTCAACACCCCCCGTTTCTCTGTAATGGGTGGTCTGGACAACGCTTCTAAGACTGGTAAGCGTAACCAGATGACGATGAGCAAACCCGGCGATACCAAAAAAGTTATCTAGGTCATAAAAGGGGCTAATTATGAGTTTAGAAAACTATTCACCAGAAGCAATTAGTGAGCTGGCGGCGCTTTCCAAGCGTCTGTCGGAAGATCCAGCTACGCGCAAAGACTTTCTGCGCCTGACCAAGAAGGTACATCCCGACCTTCCCGTTCCTGAGATCGAAATGGAAGAGGCAACAAACTCCCGAGTTTCTGCCGCTGAAAAGCGTGTTATGGAACTTGAGGCTAAGTTGCGTCAGAAAGAGGTCAAAGAGGAACTGGCAAAGCGCCGTAACTCGCTGAAAGAGGCGGGTGTGGCGCGGTCAGAAGATGACATCAAGGAAATTGAGAAGATCATGACCGAAAAGGGCATTGCTAATCACGACACCGCTGCCGAGTATTGGAAGTGGATGAAGGAAGCATCAACGCCTGTATCGTCTGGCTTTCCGCAGCCTGTGATGTCTCGCATGGATATACAGGGATACATGAAGAATCCAGTAGGTGCAGCGCGTGAAAACGCTGCGGCGGCTTTGGCTGAACTTCGCAAGAATCCAAGGCCGATTGGACTGTAGTAAATATGGGGCTTATTGAAAACTTCGGAGGTAAATTATGCCTATAGGTGGCGGCATCCTTCCGGCTTCGGGTACTAATCAGTACAACGAGTTGACTTATGTCACTCGTCGGGCATTTATCCCGAAGTTGGTCGTACAAATCTACAACTCGACGCCCTTGATGGCGGCGCTCATTGCCAACAGTCAAACCGCTTCCGGCGGTGTGTCCTCGGTGACGGTGCCTGTCCAGGGTTCCCAGTTTGTCAACGCGCAGTGGTCTGACTACTCAGGCTCCTTTGCCCAGCCTAGCGTCCAACAGGGTGCTTATCAGGCAGAGTTCAACTTGAAACTGCTCATCTCCCCCGTACCGTTCCTCGGTATGGAAGGTGCGGTGCAGCAAGACTACGCCATTATCCCTCTTATCGAGGCTCGCATGAACGATGCGACCAACGTGATGATGGATTCGATGGCTACTGCCCTGTATACCAATACTTCTAACGCGCAACAGTTCATTGGACTGCCTGCTGCCGTGGATGATGGTACGGGTACTGCGACCTACGGAAACATCAACCGTAGCACGAACACTTGGTGGAAGAGTAAGCAGTACGCTGCCGGCTCTGTGAACCCCACTCGCCAGAACGTCCTCCAGTACATTTCGGGTACTGTGAAGAACGGCGCAGAGGTTCCGACCTTTGGTGTTTGCGGCTTCGGTACATGGACTCTCCTGGCTCAAGACTATGTAGGCCAAGAGAACTACATGATTACTCCGGGTTCTGGATTTGATGGTGATGCCAATGGCCCCCAGGCTGCGTTCCGCGCCCTGATGGTTG